GCGTTGATTAGTTCTAGTCGTTCTTGGAGGTGATGCCATGGATATTCCTTTTCCAGTTCAGCTATTTATACCCTACATAGGACGGCATGGCACCTTACAAAGGACGTTTCGTCCCAAAGCATCCACAGAAGTATAAAGGCGATCCAACGAAGATCATTTACAGATCATCGTGGGAGCTGCGCTTTATGAATTACATCGACACGAATCCCAATATCATTCAGTGGGCATCTGAGGAGTTATTCATTCCTTATAAGTCACCGCTCGATGGTAAGTGGCATCGTTATTTCCCTGACTTTATCATTAAGATGCGTGATAAAGATGGAAAGATATCTACGAAAATGATTGAGATCAAACCGCGTTCTCAGTCCGTTCCTCCTACTCCCAAAGGAAAAGGATCAAAGCCCACGAAGAAGTATCTGCGTGAAGTCGCGACTTTCGGAATAAATAGTGCTAAGTGGCACGCAGCTAAGGAATACTGCGCTGATCATAATTGGGAATTCGTCGTGTTGACGGAGAAGGAATTAGGGCTTTAATGGTAGCTTATGTCTTTGATACGATACTCAAGCGAGGAATGCAGGCTGGCGTCTCGCCGTCTGTAAAGCGCGAATCTCGTGAATGGTTCCGCACACAAGCTAAGACTATTACAGCTAATCCTACTCGTATGATGCGCAGCAATAATACACGACTGACAGATAAGCCGATGCTTGGTCGTATGTATCTGTTTCAGTATGATCCAAAAGGCAAAAAGACGCTGCCTTATTACGATCGTTTCCCACTCGTATTTCCTATCGCTTCTACTAGAACTGGTGGCTTTGCAGCTAGCGGTGGATCATTCCTAGGAATTAATCTACACTATCTCCCGCTACCACTTCGCGCACGACTAATGGATGCGCTGTATAAAACGATGACCACAAAGGAAATCGACGAAACTACCAAGCTCAAGATATCATATCAGATACTACAGCAGGCTTCACGATATCGTTTCTTCAAGCCGTGTATCAAGCGATATCTTATTTCAAACGTTCGTTCACGTTTCTTTTATATCGAACCCACCGAATGGGAAATGGCATTATTCTTACCTCTTGACAGATTCGTGGGAGCTAATAAGTCACGCATTTATGCGGATAGCCGCAATAGGATCTAATAATGCCATTTAACGTAGCAGACTTCAACTCAGAAATCGCTCAGTCTGGTATCGCACATACCGGATTCTTCGAAGCGCGAATTCTTAAAGCACCTCGTATCATTATTCCTATGATGCGTAATGGTATGGCGTATCGTATCGAGTCTGTCAATTTACCAGGAAGAACGCTCACTACGCTGGATCAGAACTATCATGGTCCTACAAGACGCATCCCTTATCGCTTTACGCACCAGCCTGTATCGTTCACAGTTATCCTATCAAAGGACATGCGTGAGCGCGAAGCCTTTATGCGTTGGCAAGATCATTTCATCGGACATTCTCGCACTTCACTTAACGGTATAATAGATAGTCCGTTCGACTCGAAGTATTATGATGATGCGGCAGGTGAAATTGATATCGTTCAGTATTCGTATCCACTTCCAGGAAACACAGACAAATACGTTGAAACATATAATATTCGATTGCTTGAGGCATATCCATCGAACATCAATGATATTCAGATGGCTTGGGGTGACGAGGGATATGGCAAGCTACAAGTAGAAATTACTTATCGTTATGCTATCGAAGCTCAGCGAACATTCATGAGCAACGAACTAGCAGAAAAAGATAAGAAAGCGCGAGCCTTTGATTATATTAAAGATCTACCAGCAGGCGCATTTGATCGTTAATAACAACATGGAGTAAATTATGGCATTACCAAAACTAGCAGCACCGCGATTTGCATTAGAAATTCCTTCGACTGGTAAGCGTATCTCATTCCGCCCATTCCTAGTCAAAGAAGAAAAAGCTTTGCTTATGGCTGCTCAATCTGAAGATACTGTCGATATGATTGACGCCGTGAAAGATGTTATTTCAGCATGTGTCGTTGACGATACGTTCGACGTAGAAAAGATCCCGTATTTCGATTTGGAATACATCTTTTTGAATATTCGAGCTAAGTCGATCAGCGAAATCGTTAAGCTAGAGTATCGTCATACTGGCGGAGTTAATTATCAGGGAATCGCGTGTGACGCAGTAACTCCCGTGGAAATCAATCTCGAGCAGGTTAAAGTTTATAAAGACCCTGATCATACTAATAAAGTGAAGCTCGACGATAGACTGGGAATTGAGCTGCGTTATCCTACGATTAACGATGTTCGTATGGTATCTGACGGCGCTGACGAAATCGAAATGTTGGCTAAATGCATCGTGAGCGTATACGACGAAGATAGCGTTTACGAGCCTGATAATATGCAAGATTCGATTGACTTTATTGAGTCACTGAATAACGAGCAGTTCATGCGCATTATGAAGTTCATTCAGACTATGCCAAAGCTGCGACATACATTCAGCTATAAGTGCCGTGGTTGTGGACAGGAAGATAAGGTTACACTAGAGGGTATGTCCGATTTTTTTTAATGATCCTCTCTCATAATACTCTGGCGAATTATTATCAGACTAACTTTTCGTTAATGCAGCACCACAAATATGCGCTGAGTGATATAGATGGAATGATTCCGTGGGAGAGGGATATCTATGTTAAAATGCTCATCGAGCATCTTGAAAAGCTAAAGGAAGAACAAGAAAAACGTAGGCGGTAAATGGCTGATAGAAATGACGAAGAGATCCTTCGTGCTATTCTAGAAAAGGGTAGCGAGAAAGCTAAGAAAGCAGCCGCCGAAGCGATCGGTAATCTGCCAGCGACACCGGCTGATCCTCCTCCAGTTCAACAAGCTAAGTCTCGTAAGAAGCGCCGCAAGCTCAAAGAAGTGGCTGGCGCTCTAGGAAAGCAGAAGTTCTATTATGGTCCTGACGGGACTATTATTGATAAGGATGGAACTCCTGCTCCTCCAAAGATTGCTGAGATGCTCGTCAAGAAAGACGCGACAGCAAATGCTATTAAAAAGAGTCTAGGAATAAAGCCAGCACTCAGCAAAACTGAACAGGCTATATTCGAAAAGAATCAGCAGCAAGTAAACAGCAAGATCGAACAGCTTGGCAAAATGACTGAGCGTGTTATCGCTACGAATAATCAGATGGTTAGTCGTAGTGGAGCTGTGTTCACAGAGTTTTATAGTGTATTAGACAACTTCGCTACGCAAAACAATATGATCCTAGACTCGTTAATTAAACAGAACGATGAGTTCCAGGAAAAGATTATGGAACTGCTGACTGGAGTGAAAGCTCCTACGAAGTCAAGTGGCGAAAAGAAAACAGCTCCTGCTCCTAAAAAGAAAACTGGTGGAGCAAAGCGCACAGCTGCTGCTCCTGCTAGACGTCCAGCTGCCCCTAAGCAACAACAGACTGCATCGCGTTATCAACAGCGTGTCGCTAATATGACACCTGAACAGCGTGATCAACACGAGCAAAAGGTTCAGGAACGTGCGCAGAGTATTGGCGCAATTAGAACTAAAAGAAATGTCGCAGCAGTAGCGGGCGGAGCTGTTGCTGGTGCAGCTGTGGGTGGAGCTGCTGCATACGGCGCATATAAGTTATTCTCTGGTGATAATGCTTCTGAGCCTACGACTCCTGCTAAACAGCCAGATATTCCTAAGATATCAACTAGAGAACTGGACGACGGCGAAAGAGCTCGTCCAGAACTAGGAGAAAAGAAACCAGCAGCTACGGGTGCGGCTGGCGGTTCATTATTCCAGCAACAGCCACAACAACAGCAAGCTCCCGCTCCAGCTCCAGGCGGCGGTGCTACATCTGCTCCTCCAGCTCAACAACAGCAGCAAGGCGCGGCGGGAACGCCAAGCAAGACTCCAGGAATGACTACGATCAGAACTCCTGGAGGAAAAGCATTTGACGTAGCATCCCCATATGCAGCTAATTTCCAGGGATTTGTTACAGAGCTTGAGAACAGCGGATATAAAATTAAAAGCATTGGCGGATATGCCAATCGTAATATCGCAGGAACAGGAACAAAGAGCTATCACTCACTTGGTGTAGCAATTGATATTAATCCAGCACAGAATCCACATCTATTCGACGGACGTCTTGTTACGGATATGCCGTCGAACGTAGGACAAATGGCTTCGAAGTATGGATTAGGATGGGGAGGAAACTGGCGTTCATCAAAGGACGCTATGCATTTCTCGATGGCTAAAGGTGAAATGGGTGCTGTAGCTATTGATCGTTCAGGAGCTACTCCGCTTCCTGGTGCTCCAGCTGCTCCAGGATCTATGCTCGCAGGTGGTGCTCCACAAGGAACTACGACAGGTGGATCAGCAGGCGCTCCAGGATCTATGCTTGGTGCTCCACAACAGACAGCGTCACTTGGTACTGGCGCAGGTCCAGCAGGAACACCACAGAAATCTCCAGACGTAGGAACAGCAGGTGCTGGTGCAGCTCCAGGTGAAGTTGTTAAAGTCGTTCAAGCAGGCGCTGGATTTAACGTCGTGCAGCTTGCTGACGGATCTACAGAAAGACGCGACGGAGCGCGCAACTGGCGTAATAATAATCCAGGCAATATTCAATATGGTGACTTCGCTAAGAAGTTTGGTGCATTAGGAAGTGATGGACGTTTTGCTATTTTCCCATCATATGATGCAGGGCGTAAAGCAAAAGAATCGCTATTGTTTGAGGGAAGAGGTTATGCTGGAATGAATATTCAGCAAGCTATTTTCCGTTATGCACCTCCTAATGAAAACAACACTCAGAACTACGTTGCAACTGTAGCAGGAGCTATCGGTGTTCCAGCATCTACACCTTTATCACAGCTTAACGCACAGCAAAGAACTGCTATGCTTAATGCTATGGAAAAGGTTGAAGGATTCAAGACTGGTAAAGTAACAAAGCAAGGCGGTGCTGGTGGAGAAGGTGGAGCTCCTACGACTGCAGTTGCAGCAGCTGGCGCAGCAAATCAAGCAGCAGCTACAGCAGGCGCTCCACAGAAAGCAGAAGCTCCTACGGCAGTAGGCGCAGCGGGAGCAGCTAATCAAGCAGCTACTGCACAAATGACTGGCGAAAAGCCAGCGAACGTAACGTATGAATCAGGTAAAGTTGATGTATCGAAAGTTGATCCTAAGCTGCTACAAGGATTGTATGCAGCTGCAAAGGAATATGGCAAGCCTGTTCGTATCAACTCAGCGTATCGTGGAGACGAGTATCAAGCGCAGCTTTGGGTGCGCGGTAATATCCTAAAAGAACCAGGAATCCATATCCCAGCGAAGCCAGAGAAAACAACTACGATTACCTATAAGGGACAGACTTATACTGTTCCTGGATCAGGAAAAGGCTCTGCTCACGGACGTGGACAAGCGATTGATATTAATCCAGGCGTAGGATCTGATTTCCAAGGTATCCTTGCGAAGTATGGTATTATCTATCCATTCGGAGGAAGTGATCCACCACATATTCAATTGGCTGGAGGAAGTAATTACACAGCTCCTGCTGGTGGAGGCGAAGCTGCTGCGGGAACGGCTGTCGCTTCTACTCCTACAGCACCTACTGCTGTCGCTGGCGCTGCGCTCGCGAACGCTTCTGCTGCACAGGCTATTCAGCAAGGCACGCAGGGCGGAGGCATTCAGACAGTTGTATTAAATAACACACGAACAGTCAACACAACACAAGTTGTAAGAACAGGAAGCAGTATTCCTAGCAGATGCGATTGCGGACCTTCAGGATTTAATCCGCTCGCTATGGCTGCAGGAGCTGCACTCGGTAAAGCTATGAGGTTATTCTAATGGCCATTTCTAATCTAGTATCCGGTGGACAATCCTTTGAACGTCCTAGTGTAAGTGCGTTCTTTGGCAAGTCTATGACTGGAGCTAATGATAACGTAGAAAAGGTATCGTCTAACTTCCTAAGCAACGATATGCTCAAAGCGATAGTTGGTGCATTCGACGGCATCGGAAAAGAGCTATCGCGTATTCAAGACGTTTCCAAGAACATTATGAAGTCGTTTGATACGCTGATAAAGAACACACGCGATCTCAATAGGGATATTACGAGACGATTCCGTGACGTTAATGATCAGCTGAATAAAAGCAAGATTGATTTCCTACGTTCTGTTATGATGACGCCAATCCCAGCATCAGATAGTCCTACGACACTTGGTTCTCTTGTTGATAGCACAGAAAAGAAAACAGAAGACGCTAAAAAGCAAGAAGAAAAGAAAGACGAAGGTAAATCTTGGACTGATACGCTTGGTGATTGGCTTTCTACTGCTGGTGATGTTGCTAACGTAGCAGATATGTTTAAGAAAGGTGGCGGCGCTGGTGCTGCTGCTGGCGAAGCAAAAGCCGGATCTAAGATGGCTGGATTCCTCGGCAAGAGCGCTGGTGTAGCAGGACGTCTGCTTGGTAAGCTCGCAGTTCCTCTAGCTGTAGCAACATCAGCATATGACGCATATCAAGGATTCTCAGCAAACGAAGACGCTGGTATTGGTGAAAAGCTAGGAAACGCTGGCAGCACCGTATTGCACGGACTTACATTTGGACTACTTGGTAAGAGCTCTGAAGAAATTGCTCAAAGCGCAGCAGAAAATAAAGCAGAAGCTCTTCAGCAGTTGCAGATGCTACCTCCTACAACTATAAAGTATTGGCAAACTTGGCCTGAGCTCATCAAAGCATGGACAGATGGTACGATCAAGAAAGAAGATCGTGCTAAGGTGATGAAGATGTTTGCTGATGGCGAGTCAGAAAAAGCTACGTCATATGCTGCAAGAATAGCTGGTATCGAAGCTGCAAAAACAGAACCCAAACTAGCAGACAGTAAGAAAAACATCACGGCGCGCAATCTAGCTGCTACTATTCGTGGACCAGAAGCTGGACGTGACATTGATCAGTTCGCTGGTGCCATGGAAAAAGCATCGCGTGGTATTGAAGCAGCTACAGGTGAAGTGCTTGATGAAGATCAGATTAAAAATAAGCGCATCGCTGGGCTTGCTATCAAATATGGATTGACTCCATCTACTGTTACTGCTACGCTCGAAGGTGGAGTTCCTACTTCACTCACATCGAACGGAGTAACAGTTGACGTCTACAATGATCTGACTCCAGAAGAAAAAGACAAAGTCAATACGGCAAGAAAGATGCGCTCTGAAATGCGCGGTGATGCCAAAAAGAACGAAGCATCACAAGCTCCAGGAGCTATGCCAGCAGTTGACGCTATGGGTAATGCCACAGGAGCAGGAGGACCTACAGGAGCTGCAGGTGCCAATGCGCCAGCCGCAGCCGCTACTGCTCCGCCAGCTAATAATGTGGCAGGAGCGTCAGAAGGAGATCAAGGCGCACCAGAGAAAGCCCCAGCAGCTCCTGGCGGAGGAGCAGGGGGAGCAGGAGCTACAGGAGCAGAAAGCGCTCCCGCTGGTGCCCCTACACCAGCACCTCCAGCCGCGAGCTCAGGATCGTCTGAGGGAGGAGCAGCTGGTGGTTCAACTGGAGCCCCTGAAGCAGCTCCTGCAGCTACACCTAGCCCAGGTGGTGGAAGCGGAGCTCCAGCCGCTGAAGGAATGGGCACATCAGGATCGCCAGACGGTGCGCCAGCTGCGCCATCTGCTGCGCCAACGACACCTTCTGCGCCTCCACCAACACCAGAAGCACCTGCTGGAGGCGGAGAACCTATTGTGATGAATAACTCATCGTCACAGAGTATAGGCAAAGCTGCTGCTGGTGAAACTAGCGTGATGTCTGGACAAAACTTGCCTATGAGTGCGCAGAACGAAAAGATCCAAGAGTATCTCGCAAGACAAACAGTGAACTATCAATAAAAAAGGGAGAGCCGAAGCTCTCCCAGGCTATCACAGGTGAAAGGAATAAGCCCTGTGATTATTCGTCGTCCTCAGCGAGCTTGTTGAAGAATTCCAGATCGTCGTCTTCGGCGATAGCTGCTTTCTTCGGAGCTGCTGCAGTCTTACCTACTGCCGGCGCAGCTGAGGGGCGCGGAGCAGGACGTTCAAAAGGGACATCGTCTTCCTCAGACTTGCGAGCGTTAGGCTCAGACAGAACCTTATCCAAACGCTTCTTCAGATCTTCGTAGCTCTTGAACTTATCTGGAGCAACGAGTTCTGCAAGTGAGTATTCCGATTTCCAGATAGCTTCCATATCATCGTCATCGTCAAGCAGCGGAGCAGGCTCGGAGAACTCGCTCTTGTCATAGTTACGATAACCTTCGACCTTGCGGATCTTAAGCTTGAAGTCAGCTCCAGCCCACAGATCAAATGGATTGGTTGGCTTTTCATCATCGAACTGAGGATTCATCTTTTCGTTGATCTTATCAAAGATCTTCTTACCGAACTTGTAGAGGAATACCTTACCTTCGTTCTCTGGATGAGCAGGATCCTTGACAACATAGATGTTGGCGATATAGCTCAAGCGACGCTTGCGAGCGCGAACGATTTCCTTATCCTTGTCGTTGCCTGAGTTCCAGAGCTTGGAATTCATTTCAGCAACAGGATCGGCTTGATTGAGAGTCGTCAGTGAGTTCTCAATGTACCAGCCACCTGGACCCTGGAAACCATGATTCCAGATACGGACCCAAGGAAGTTCTTCGTTAACGGGAGCAGGAAGAAAGCGAATGATAGCGTATCCGTTACCAGCCTTATCAACTTCTGGCTGCCAGTAACGATCATCATCATTTGATGCCGTTTCCTTATTAGCGAGCTTGTTGATTTCTTTGGTGAGACGCTCCAGCGAAGAAGTGCGCTGACGCTTGAGGGCAGAAAAAGATTCGTTCATGTATGTCTCCGTTGTATGTGTTGTATGATAGATGTTCGTCTTATCCACTTAATCATGATATACTAGTATATAGCGCATGTCAAGACGTAAACACATCGCGCATCACTTTTTTTATGATAGCTTTATCAACTTGAACGAATGGACGATACTTGCTCAGCTGGAGATAAAACTCTGGCCACACAATAGTATCAGTGATCTCTTTGTTCCATTTGTCCAAGACGTTAAAGGCTATATCAAAAGCAATAATAGTTTCAGCCGAGATCTTGTTCGCCATATACATTTTCAATAAGACTGGATGAGATTGCTCAACCAGCAAGATACGACTTACGCTATTATTGCATTCATCAAGAATGGTTTCCAGATCTTCTTTGAGATAGTATGAAAAGGCTTCCATACGTTTCTGCCAAGCAAGATAGATCTTTTCAGACTCTGGTCCATTCATTTCCCCAACCCAGCGAACGCCAGCGTTGGAAACGAAGTTAGCAACAAAGAAGTTAGTGAGTTCTTCGTCATCGTACATGCGTTCCAACTTACGAAATAGAAACTTATCCTTTCGCTTGAGGAACGATTCTTCACTGATCTGACGCACCTTGCCACTATACTTGATAAAGTCATAGTTAGATGTGAAGTGCAGCTTGAGCGCCTGATAACGATTGTAAGCTTTCATCCCCTCCATCAGAGAAACATGATCTCCGGCTTAGTCCAACCTCGACTCAGGAACTTTTCATAACGCCACTGAGCTGGCGTATTGTTCACATTGTTGGGAACAAGCGTCTTTGACTTGATAAGATCATATACCTGTCGTGTAATGAACAGCTTATCATTCGACAGATCATACGAAACGCAGCAATGCTTGAAATCGAAATGCTGAACGAGTTCTTCGCGAGTCTTATACTTCGTCGTGATATACTGCGTTCTGCTCTTATTGAACAAGATAGTCTGTTCAATCTTATCGTTGTTCATGTAGTTTGAGTTGCCAATTCTCACATCATTATTTCTGACTCCTTCAGATAAATCGAAGTCGTCTGTATGATACTTAGCAATCATCATCTGTGCTACCTGACGATTAGGTTCGTAGTCGAGCAGGAATACGTCATAGTCTTTGACGTCTTCTCCGTTCAACAGAGAAGCAAAGCAACCACCAGCAATAACGATTTGAGCCGTGTTGAAAAGATACACCATCTCTTCAGTAGAACGATACTTGATGTAATAGTTGCGAACCTTTTGCTTCAGCTGACGCAGTTCTTCACGTTCACCATCACTGAACAAACGCGACTTGAGTTGCTCGTCTTTATCGTTTGACTGCATCTGATTATAGTAGTCATCAACATACATTGGAGCACCGATTGCTCCGCGAATAGCGTTTCCAAATCCAATCCCACCAGCTCCGCCTCCACCAGCGGCATAACCTGCTGGATTAGGGGAATAGACACCACTGAGAACATTAGCTGCTGCTTGCTGAACAGTTGCGTTCATCTGATCTTTGATAATTTCAGTGGGAGTTTTCATAGTGTTTGCGACCATCTGTAAGAAAGCCTCTTGCCGTTGATCAGGATGCATAGACTCAAGAATGAATCTAGAAACTTTTTGATTCATCATCGTGTTCTTATTGCGAATGATGATAGTATCAGTAAGATAGTCGTGTTCAAAGAAAATACCATCCAGTCTCAATCCACGCAACCACGAAGCGAACTCTGACCATGATTGAGGTGTAGGAATTAAATCTTTCATATCGGCAACCTTGATCCAGTGCGCTTGATCATGTTGAGAGTCATAGCTTCAGCCTGCAACAGCTTTCGCATAGCAGGAGTCATCAGCTTTGATACGTTCTCAAACTCCAGTCCAGTCTTTTCGCATACATCGGTGATGGCTTCAAGATAGCTCATACCCTTATCTGTAATACGCTGTTCGACTAAGCCGACAAACGTATTAGAACTCATAATGCTTGCTACAGGCGCTTCACTCATTTATCATATCCTTCATATGGGATGTCACGACGACCAGCGTCTGCAATTTCAGCAAGAGTGCGTCCACAACCAACACACTTTTCACCCGACTCATCGAGTTGGCAAATCTTTACGCACGGTGAAGATTTACTAGCAGGAACTGTGTATGGATTATTCTTGCCACCAACGCTACGACGCACGATGTCTTCGCTGATACCTTCTGGATAGTAGATTTCTAATGCGACGCAATTTTCCACACAGTTGAACCAATGGAACTCACCAGGACGCACAGTAGTAAAGTCGCCTGCTCGTAGAGTGGTAACATCGGTAAGATCGTAGTTATTCTTTGCGACATGGATTTCCAGCACTCCTGAGATGACGTAGAATCCGTTCCATTTGTGTTCATGTTTATGCTCCGAACAACGATAGCCAGATTTGATATTGATCTTATGTAGTTCAACGAGTGGAGTCTGAATGAGAACGCTCGTGTCACCCCATACTTTGCCAGTGATATTTCCCATCAGATTTCCTTCATCAGTTCTTGAATTCTTGACCACATATGATTCTTTTGACTTTCGAGTCGACGTTTAGCTTTGCGTTCAATGTGCATTCTAATTTTAGCCATCTCAGAGAACGACTTCATGTTGCGAATGTCTGGATCAATGTTTTCTAGACGAAACGAACTGTAGCCGCTAACATACTCGTCCATCTCACGAGCAATATAATCTGCAATCCACTTGGCACCATCTCCAGTCAGCATTTCGTATTCGCGCTTCGCAGATGCAAGTTGCTCAACAGGATTCCAAGAAATGGTTTGTTCTTTATCAGAAAAGTTATCCCAACCAGCAGTCGAAGGAATCGCATGAACTGAACCTTGCGAACCGAGCTGACTAACTACAGCAGGACCAGCAGCTGCGCCGAGTCCTAACATACCAAGAACACCACGACGATTCATCGAGCCAAACTCCGCTTAGAAATGATATCCAACTCTATTAAATTATATAACTCTTTCTCGAAGTTGTCAAGGTAAATCATGTTCGGACCATCAGATGGCGCATCGTCTGGGCTCTGATGAACTTCCATGAACAGAGCAGCTACGCCAACAGCAACAGCAGCGCGAGCCATAGTAGATACATACTGACGTTGTCCGCCTGAGCTTGTACCGTTACCACCAGGAAGCTGAACTGCGTGAGTGCAATCCATAACGACTGCTTTGGTATACTGCTTCATCACTTCCAGCGAACGCATATCGACGACAAGATTGTTGTAGCCAAATGTTGTGCCGCGCTCAGTGAACATATACTTATCG